ATTAGAAAATGGAAACCGACATAGGAAATCCCATCGAATATAACCCCACTATTGAAAAGGAGGAGGAACAGGAGGTGCCTCCCCAGTATTACATGGACTATCCACCACCCCCTCCTCCACCACCACCACAAAATGAAAAGTTTGATTTATTCGATAAAGTAGACAAATCGACATGGATCCTTTGTTTCGCAGTGTTCCTTTTAGGTTTTTTTATGGGGAAAACCATGCAACCAGTGATCCTCAGGTATACTTGAATAAGGCACAAAAGTACCCGTGTCTCCATATATAGGCTTAATTTTCCCCGTAGTATCTCGCTTTATGAGCTGAGTTGGATACCTCGGGATGATAAACGCATCGTCCGTATCTTCTATGAAACCTGCCGTGGTCGAAGCTTCAGGAACTTTTTTGTTTTTTACATCGAGAGTTGGATTAAAAAACAAAATAAAGAAAGCACTCACCAAAATTATCGTCACGATAATCTTGATCATTTTGTTTATTGTATGTGAATATTATTTACGCTGAGGAAACCTCGGGTTCACCCTCCTCCTTAATCTCCTCCATCTTACCATCAGTCGAAGCCGCTGCCTCGCGCTGCTTACGACGTTCCTCAACCTCAGCGGCGACGATCGCGTCCGCCTCCTTGACGAGCTCCTCCATGGGTGCGTCGGGCTTCTCCTTCTTGAGACGCTCCAGAACCTCGGCGGGGTGAGAGATGGGCGCCTCATCGGGCTTGGTGTAAAACTTAGCGTTATCGTCCCCCGGGGTGATCAACTTGGCGTTCATCATCGCCTCCTTGCGCTCCTGGAACATGCGCGCGGCCTGTGCCTGGTTCTCCTTGTATCCAGTCATGATCTCCTCGAGCTTCTCGTTGGAGTAATGCACATCCTCAATCTTCGTGGGATCGGGAGGAATGAGAAGCCACTTATACATATCGACGACATAGATATCGAAGGTGGGATCCTCCCGCTGGAGGCGCTTGGCGTGGTTGGCCGCCTCGTCGCGGGTCGCGAACGCACCGCGAATCTTGATACCGAACTTGTCGTTCTTCTGTGGCGCCTCGGGTCCTATGACAGAGAGGCACGCGAAAATCTGACCAGGTACGGTAGTGTAATCGGTCTCGAGAGACATTATAGACATTCGTCGCTTCAAAACTTTAAGCCCTAAGTGTGGATTAAAGATGTGAAACGATCATGAAGTATGGAAGAGATTCGCAAGAACCACAACGAGGCCAAGCGGACACTCATACAGTCCGTGGCTCAGAAGGGACAACACATTCTCGATGTCGGTTGTGGGTTTGGCGGGGATCTTCAAAAATGGTACCGGTGTGGGGTCAACATAAACATGTGCGACCCAGAACCCTCGGCGCTCGTCGAAGCCAAGTCGCGTGCCAAGAACATGCACATACGGGTCAATTTTTATGAGGGTGACATACACAATTGTCCCAACAGAAGGTTCGACATCGTGTGTTTCAACTTTTCGCTTCATTACATCTTTGCCTCGAAAACCCTTTTCATGAGTTCCATCCGGGAAATTAAGAAACGCGTAAAATCAGGGGGGCTTCTCATGGGTATCATTCCAGACTCTGAAAAGATCATCTTCAAAACGCCATACTCGGATGAAGCTGGAAACTTTTTTAAACTCAAAGATCATGGGAATGGTGGTTTTGGTGAGAAGCTGTTCGTACACTTGACAGATACACCTTATTACGCGGATGGTCCACAGTCAGAACCCGTGGCGTACAAAGATCTTCTCGTCACACATTTGGAAGATCTCGGGTTTCGGTTACAACTTTGGGAGGGACTCACCGGAAACCCAATATCGGAACTCTATAGTAAATTTATCTTTGTGTATGATAGATGATGATAGCCTTTCTCATACTTTTCATCGTAAATTTATGGATACTTCATTTGACGAAAGAACCTTCAAAATTAGTAGAAGTCAAAGAGAGGTATCGTATTCTCAGGGAACACCTCGATGAGACGAATCATGAAAAATTTCACATGTTGAAGCGATGTATTCCCATCACCGGTTTCGTTCGAATGAATGGTTCAGTAGGATACAACACGAACAAAGGTGGTGAGATTGTCGTGTGTCTCGACGGAGAGCCCAACGAGATATTTCACGTGCTCATGCATGAGTTGGCACACTGCACAGTCGATGAGTATGAACACAGTCGGGAATTTTGGAACAATTACACAGAACTTCGGGACATTTGTGTAGGACTCGGAATTTACGAAAAGATTCCAAACAAGACAGAATTCTGTGGAGAGCACGTCCAGGATAAATAATCTATGTTCATATCAAATGAAGACGCCACTCGGTGTAGTACTCATGGCGATCGCCTATTGGGTGGTCATATACGCAGTATCCATTGTTCCAAGTCTTTCGGCGAATTATTGGGTCAACATCACGTGGATGACGCTCGTAATTCCCAACATGCTTCGTCTGATGGTGGGGAGTATTCCTCGTCTCGCGGTCGATCGCGTCTTTTTTATGACTTCTACGCTATTCGCGTTTTTGTTTACACTCGCCTTTAATCAGGTGTTTAAAGATACCAAGGAGGCGATCGAGGATTCGGATGTTTCCAATAGCAAGAAACTTAAACTGAGTGCCTTGCTCGTGGGGACATTCACAGCCGGTGCCCTCGCGACGTATTTTTTGGGTATCGATACATCTATCTATAGCAACATGGGTTGGGAATCGGCCAATCAGGGCTTGACGATGTAATCCTTCGCCACATAGAACACAGCAGCCGCCACAACGCCGGTGGTGGCGAGACCGACCATACTCCTACCCCCCTGCTCGTTAAGGAACTTGGGGATAGAAGTCGCGAGGCGGTCCTGCACAGGCTTGCTCACGGCGATGGCGGTGCACGCCGCCACGACGAGTGCGGTCATCTGCTCATCGGTGAGGTTAAGGGGGTTCTTCTTCTCGGGTTGAGTAGCCGCTTGGGGGGAGGGATAGGCACCCTGAGGATGAGGGGCGGTCATTTGGGGCATCATACCCTGCATCCTGGGCTCATCGGTCATCATAGGGGGCTCCATCATGATATCGTTAATGGGAGTAGAATCCATCGTCTCTTTACTTTGACTCACATTTTTTTCGGGTCTAAAAGCCACGGATGGATTATCGTTGAGGGGAACCATCCCGTCGCCATCATCTGCGAGATTCATGGTATTCACTTGATCTGAGGCCATTTAATATATCCACATGTTTTTGAGACACCCAAGGGACGCACTCATCTCGTCTTTGTGATTTTGAGGTTTGTCTTTTTCGTCGCCTTTTTCGCGTCGTCTTCTTTCTGCTGAAGATGTTTGGGATTGTACATCTTCTTGTGAAGTCTCCATATGTCCGGACTTCCGACCCTAAAGTTTTTTCTGATGGTCGCTTTATACCAAAACACACAATCCTGTATCCTGTTAGATTTCACCGTATTGTCTAACACGAGACACTCGTAGTTTTCCGTGCAAGCATCCATCACCTTACAGAACATGTCGAAGCTCGGAAAAATCCCAAAGAATGATTTATAGAGTTTCTCCCGATTTTGTATGATGTTTTCCCTGAGTATGAACACGTAATCCACGTTCGCTCGAAGTGCAGGTGGAAGATCCATCACGTATTGCATCGTCAACATGAAGAATATCTTCCAGTGCCTCCCATTCATGAAACACTGTCGAATACACGTGTCCTTAAGAAACTTTGAGTCATACATGCAGTCATCCAAAAGCATAAAGGCTCCGCAGTTTGTCTTTCCGTTCCCCACCAACTTTCGTTGTCTCGCCATCACTCGTTCTATCGCATCTCTATCGTAGTCACCGTAGATGAAGAGATCAGGAATGAACTCGGAATAAAAATGGTTCCCCTCTTCAGTTCCTGAAAGAACGATCCCGGCTGGGAGATGTCTCTTGTGGAACATGATATCCTTTACGAGAGTGGATTTACCTGTATTACGCTTCCCGATAAACACACAAACCCGATCATCGCTAATCGTCTCAGGTTTGAATTTCCTCAACTGAAGGTTCATTCTACTGTAGTGACTCGTTTTATTTAGCAAAATTTTACTCATATACAGTAGGAATGGCTGGTCGCCTGAGACTCGCCGCCACTGGAGTCCAAGATGAATGGCTCACAGGTGAACCGCAATTTTCGTATTTTCTCATGAACTTCAAGAGACACACGAAGTTTGCTTTTGACTCTGTGGAGAGTCAGTTTGACGGAAACGTCGACTTTGGTCAAACGATCACATGTAGAATACCGGGTGACAAAGGTGACCTCGTTCGAAACATGACACTCAAAGTGACACTCACCGATCCTATTCCGGATACTTCGGGTAATAACAACACCGTATGGTCTCCGTCGACCATGACTCATCTCATCGAATACGCAGAAGTTCTCATTGGCGGCCAACCCATTGAGCGTATCACCGGGGAATACATTTACATGCATCAGCAGTTACACAACACGAACGATGACATCGAACAGACCCTCTATTTCCTGAATGGACATGGAAACTATTTGAGTTACGCAGACGAGTACACGTATTTCCTCGATCTCCCCTTTTATTTTTACAGACATCCTTCGTTAGCTATACCTACGTGTGCGCTGACAAAACAGTTGGTCGAGATTCGTATCAAGTTGAGATCTCTGGGTGAGATGGTATTACACATTGGTCCAGGTGTGAATACCATAGAAGCTTCCATCAGAAAGTTTTCCCTGGACACCGAGTTCGCGTACGTGACACCAGAAGAACGTGGATACCTCATGTCCAGACCCCTCGAGTACGTCATCACACAAGTTCAATTGGCTCGGTTCAAGATAAAGGCGGGCGAAACGAAACGTTCGGTGATGCTTAATTTTCAACATCCCGTCAAGGAACTCTTTTTCGTTTCACAATCTGAACTGTCTTCTTTGTATAATATTTCAAATCAGTACAACGCCATCATACACGCAGAACTTCGTTTCAATAATGAAATCGTTTTTAGTCGCGACGGTCTCTTTTTGGGATACGAACAAGCACTCAAACACTACGTCAACGCACCTTCTTCACTGGTAAATTCACCCCTCGAAATATACGGTATAAACCCTCCTCTGGGACCGTCAAAGTTTGGTATGTATTCATTCGCTCTCAACCCACGCGCACCGTATCCTACTGGTCAAGTGAATATGAGTCGCATCTCTCATAAACTTTTCACGATTGAAATTAATCCGATTGATCCCAATTACGATAACGATACACGCGTATACGCCGTGAACTACAACATATTACGCATAGAAAGTGGTTTAGCGGGATTAAAATTTTAGATGGATATAGTAGTAATGGCTGGACAAGTTCAACTCTTGGCTTCCGGACCCCAAGAGAGATTCTTCACGGTAGATCCAGACTACAGTTATTTCGTGGAGCGTTTCAAAAAACACTCAAACTTTTCCATAGAATATTCAGATATAGACCCAGAAAGTGTGGCTGATTTTGGAAAACTCGTTCGATTCAAGATTCCCCAAAATCAAGGTGATCTGCTCAAGACTCTGAGTGTGAAGATGACACTCCCGACACTGGGTTCTGGAAGAGTGTACATAGAGTCCGTGGCACATGCGCTCATAGAATACGCGGATCTCATCATAGGTGGCGAGGTGGTGCAACGTCTCACGAGTGACTACCTTCAGATTTACTCGGAACATAGTGTCACACAAACGAAGCAAAAAGCCCTTGAGCAACTCATAGGTAAGTATCCACTTCGAACATCAGATAGAAAAGTTGGAGA